TTGAGCCGCCTTCTCTGTTTTCATTCTCTGGATAATCTCTTTGTAACCTGGAACCTGTAGAACCTCTAATAGACTCTGGGTATCGACCTTATTCATCTTGGCAAGCTGTAACATCATATTAGCTTGTGACTGTTTATCCAGAGGTAGGGTACTTCCTGTCTGAATTTCAATGTCAAATCCAAAATAAACTGGGTCGGCCATGCTTTCGCCTGATAGAGCTTTCACATATTCCGTGTAATCTTTCATTCGTGCTAATTCTTCAGGTAGAAACTTCCCATTGTTTTCTGGTAATTCAAGGGACTGTTCAAATAAATCTACCCAATCTGTATCAATTTTCGTATCTCCAACTTTCTTTCTCATGCTTTCGGGTGCAATCATATCTCCTACCGCTTCTCTGGTTGAGGAGAATTCCGTATAAACCTTATCTTTGTCGTCATCTGTCTGTACATAAACAGGTTCAAGGGAATACTGCTGCATTATCCGGACCATAATATAACAAAGTCTTTTGATACCACTCTCAAGATTTCTTATCTTCTGTCTTATTCTGGTATTGGAGGCTTCGGCAAGGACCGCCACTTCTACTGCGGATTGTCTTTCCTTCTTTCCTGCTATACCTTTCGTAGTTTCCGTAACTCCAGTTACATCTTCGGCAATATCTGGAATCATTTCTAATAGCATATAGACTTCTTTAGAAGGTTGGTCTACATCTACACCCATAATAGGTACGCTCTGTCCCGGTCTAATATCTGCCATAAACACCTGACCACCCTTAAAGAAATCACTCTTAAGTTGGTCTGGGTCTAATCCTGCATTTGAAGCTGCTACATAATTCTTTTTTGTTCTTGCTGCATCTACTACTCTCTGAAGCTGAAGATTCATCTCTTTATTCAAGTCAAGAAGAAGGTCTCCTTCGCCTATACCTGTAAACATTCCTGGGTTGTAATAGTCCATAATCTCTACATAAGGAGCTCCATCTATATTATCTGGTGCTTCTAATTCTCCAAGAAAATCATCTTCTGTAAAATAAGTAAGCTTTCCGTAAGGGAATTTAGGAATCTCTTCACCATCTTCACCTTCAATAACTGCTGTATCTCTACACCAAAACTCGTATACTGTAACAAACAAGGATTCACTCTCTATTGAATTAACATCTGAATACTTGTAGGACTTCTCTTTGTCATTCTCTGCATCGTATGAAGTAATTGAAGCTTTCAAGTCTACATCAGGGAATACTTCCTTAACCCATGACACCGGACGTTTAGACTTGGTCCCACAATAAGGGGCTTCACTAATAGTTTCATACCCGGGAGCAATAAAGAAATCTCTTGGATCCACAAGTTCTACTGTAAATCGTTTCTTAATTGTACAGTAATAAGCTTTAACAACACCTATACCGCATATCTGAGTCCATACAGCCCATTTGTAAAGGATATTAGGCATATCTGCTACATCCCAAAAGTACTTTACTGCTTCTGTATATGCTCTTGCTGGCCTCTCCATATAAGGAACTTTAGGAACGACAACAGCATTAGGTTTTGAATCTGTAATGAGAGGAGCCAAAGAAGATACCGTAGAGAAAAAGATATTATAAGTTGCTCTTGATTCCCATGCTGCAAGTTTATCTTCCTTCCAGATATTATTCCGGTAAGCATTAACAAAATCGGTCATCTTCTCTCTACGAACTTTAGTTTCTCTAAATATCTTATCTATGATATCTTTGGTCTTCTTCCAGTCCTCTTCCTGCTCTCGCTCTTCTTTCCTTTTGGACTTCCTCTCTTTCAGTTTCATCCAACCACCCTTGTATTATTCTCTCGCAGATAATTGTTGAACTGCGTCTTAGTATCGAAGTACTGCCCTGCTCCTCTATTGAACCCTGGCTGAAAGTCAAACTTAAAGTACTGGAGTCCGTAGAGCCTTCGCATAGGTGTCTTACATTCGATACAATCAAGCTTATACTCTTCTTTCATAGAGAAATACGCTTCTGCATGTCTTCCGCACTTATCGCACTTAAACTCTACGTTTACCATTACCGTACCGCCTTATTTACGAGTTGCATTGGAGTTGGTCTTTCTGGAACCACTCCCTGAAGTCTTCCTGCCACCTTTTGATTGGCTGCCGGAACTTGGCTTTTTGTTAATAGCCTCCCGAGTTTTTGGGGCGGGATTTCCTGTAGAACCTTCATTAGATTCGGATTCGTTGCTATACCCATCCAATTCCTCCTTCAGAATCTCGTTCTCATCCACTTCTTCGTCATCGTCGAAAACATTGTTATCGTCCAATACACTATCAAGTAGAGAACCATCTCCTGCTTCTTTCATCTGTTTAACTGCTTCCTGGACTGCATCTGCAAACTCCTGAGACCTAAGTATCTCATTCCTAAGAACAACATTGTCCTGGAATAAGGTTTTAGCCTCTTCGGGGCTTATGTGCTCGTACTGTCCTATAGTTTGCATATCATTAGCCATTGCACCATCAAGCATTTCCTTCTTTGTTCTCTTCCTAATAGTGACCTTTGCATAATTCGTGATAATCTCTTTCTGCTCATCTGTAAGGTCCCATACTAAAAGACCATGCTTCTCGTCTGGGCGTACTGTTACGGCTGTTCTTCTCACATTTCCATAACAATCTGTCTTCTCAAATCGTGGGTCATTAGTTATCACCTTGAAGTACGCTCCATTTTCTTCGGATACGCTGACTCCGTGTCCTAAATCTACCATTCCCATAAAAATCTCCTATGCAAGCTTGCTATCCCAAACTCGCTCTTTCTTTGTATTTCGGAATTCCTTAACTATCCAGTCTCGGGTGATTCCGATTCCTCCACCCCTCTCTACATTACCCCAGTTTCCTACGGCAAAATGCTCTACACTCTGTATAAGCATAGAAAGGGAATCTATAATATCATCCGCATTCGCATCAGAATGGGGGTTATAGTTGTCTAACTGTGCTATAACTTTGTCCATCTGCTGTGATACACGTTCGATATCTCCATGATGTACTGAAGGGAATCTAATCCTTTCATCCCTTAAAAAAGCTCCTAAAGTTCTTTCAAGCTTAACTGCTTTAGCAGTATTACCAGTAGAAATAGAAACAAAACCCTCTTCTCCAATAAGGAATTCTCCATGATGCTCCTCTTCCCACTCTCTAATCTTTATCATTATAAGAGCCTTCAATGCTGTCTGAAGACCTGTTTCAATGCCTACCTGATAGGGGCGATACCTTGCAATCTGTCTGACAATCTCACTGGCAAGAGCATCTGAATCCATCTTTACACCATAAGATTCTTCTACAAATAGAACCCTGGGCTCATCCCTATCTACAAACCCTACTGAAATACCAGTCTCATCTGAGTACCTTTTAGCAGTTGCAGCAGGGTCTATAGCAATATAATACTTCCTCTTTTTAGGAGCTCTGGTAATATCGTAAGTAGGATAAGGAGGTATAAATATCTTACTACCCCTGGGAACACAGACGTTTTGCATCTGAGCAGCAAACTTATCTGGACCCATCTTTTTCTTTAATCTTGCAAGATCACGAAGTGTCCATAGAGAGTAAATAGACTTTCCACCTTCTATTGCACTTCTAACATGAATCTCATTCTCTTCAAAATGGCCTTCTCTGATAATATGGTTGTATATGTCATTAATGTGATACCGAGTTCCGATAACCTTTTCGTAAGCTGCAATATCCCGGATAAACTGCATATCTTCCCACCAGTCTAAAGTATCCTGAATCTGCTTAGAATCCTTAACTGTGTCCTGGTCAATAATATCATCGTACAAATGTATATCGTAGTGATTTCCAGTTACAGTTGTATCCACACCATGAATCTCTATCTGGTTCTCCTGAACAACAGACTCCGGGTCCCGCCACACTGTCAAAGCCTCTGCATTATTTACAACATATTTTTTCTGGTCGGGGATTTCGGGGAACAGCTCTCGTAAAAGCGGATTCCTAAAATACCCTTTGATACTCTTAAGCTGCCCTTTCGCAAGAGTAGCTGTCTTCGTCCACATTCCTATTCTGACTTCCGGATTATTAAGCACACACTGAACGGCATACATCTTAAGAACCGCACTCTTCATATAACCACGAGGTTCTAATATAAGAGAATTCGATGGAGATGACATTGCATCACATAATTCCTTGTGCATAATAGGGTCCCAACGCATTCTGGTTTTACCATTTAAAAACCTTACCTTCGCTTTCTCCAGTCCGAATATCTTAGAAGCCAGAAAATATAAATCAGTCTTACACTTCCAACGCATAAACTCTCTCTGTGCAGCTGCCTCTGCATCCCCTCTAATGGCTATTGACGCTTCTCCACGTAGATGTTCTATCCTTGAAGCCCTTTCCTCTTCTGGCATTGCTTTAAACGCATCTGAGGCCGTTTTTACATATTCCTCTACCAATGCGTTTGTTGCAGCTTCTAAGAATTGTACATACTGTGGATCTCTCATTTATTCTCCTATACAAAGGCTCCGGAATCGAACCGGGAAACTGAATCCGTTTTCAAGTTCAGTCCGTTAACCTACGCCTCTATCGCTATCTACTAAGATCCGAAGGATTCGAATTATTTTTCTCATTCTCTCGCCTCTTCTCTAAATCACTCTCCATCTTCTCCAATCCATCTTCCCGGTACCGCCTAATTAAATCCTCGTTACTTCGCCTTCTCTCTCCCCTATCTGCTCCAACATAGTAATTCCCTTTCATACAGGTTTATTTCCACCCCAACATGTAACATCTGGACCATAAGGATAGGTTATCCAATCATGCCCCATAGGATTAATTACACCGTTATTCTCATTCAAACTTCGTAAACATTCCCGCAATTCCGAAACATCCTCTAAACTCAAACTTAGCTTCTTTCCACTCTTCAACTCTATATCTATATTCCGTACCATCTCTCTCTCCTTAGATTCCCTTCCGGGTTATTCTACTCATACCACCTCTCAAGATTATTAAACGCTACCTTAATATCTTCATCCCCTATATATTCCAATAATAAATCATCAGCTTCCATATGCCCATACCACGCATCTTTTTTTTCTGCAATTTCTAACAACTTACGCATCATCTCGTCTTTATCCACAATCACCCTCCCCAAAGATATCCTTTCCTCAGCTATCTTGAAATATTTATCATCAAGCTCAATCCCGATGAACTCACGGTTAAGGTTCTTGCAAGCAACGCCTGTTGTTCCGCTTCCCATTGTGAAATCTAATACTGTATCACCTTCGTTGGTGTAGGTTTTAATTAGGTATTCCATAAGTGGAACAGGTTTCTGCGTTGGATGGACTGACCCTCTTCTTATTTTATCAAATACTAAATGAGTAGTTGGGTATTTGTGGGTATATGTCTTTTTATACTCCCCAGTTATCCCTGTAGTTCCACCACTAATTGAAGATTTATTTCCTCCACTTTTTATAGGCTTATCTCTTAAAATTATCTGTGGGTAATAAAAGTTTTTCCCATCTATAAATACACTAATAATTTCAGATTGTCTCATTGGCATAATTTTAGCATTGCACATTCCACTTGGAATCTTTTTATCCCAAATCCAATCATATTTATAATTCTTAATATTACTCATCCGTAAAGCACTACTAAAAGGTTCACTTCCAAACAAAACTATTGCTCCGTTAGGTTTTATAATCCTGTTTAACTGTTTCCACATGAGATCAAAAGGAATAATAAAATCCCATTTACAAGCGGTCGTGCCATAGGGCGGATCTGTAATAATAGCATCTACCTTTACACCCTCAGATATCAGCCTATCCATAACCTCTAAACAATCACCGTTTATTAATCTCACCTTATCCCTCTTCCCCAAAGATATCATCCAAACCATTCTCTACATACCACGAAGCATCCTTCAAACTCCCGATCCCTCCGTTACCACTCCCACCCCCTTCCAGGTGAGTTTTTATTTTCTGAAAATTCGGCGCGCAC